ATAGGCATGGGGGATTGGTCTTTCCCTTATGGGAATTCCCTGGTGATGGAAGAGACTGTTACTAATACCCAAACACAATAAATGATGCTCTATCCTTCCCTATATGCTTTCTCTCTATATGTTTCTCTTACTTGTTTTCTATTCTATTGTTAGCAGGTCTTAACTATCTTTGTAGTAGTTTTTATCGGGCCGCTTCGCATCTAATTGATATTGCTTAAAAAATAGGCAACATAGGGTAAACACTGTATATCTATACATTAGGGAAAATCCCTACAAAATAAATTTGTATTGATAGAAAAAATAGGGTATAGTCTTTCTTATGGCATGGGGATGCCTACTTACTTAGGGGAATTGAAATGGCATATATCAGCAAAGATGAATTCATACAGTCTTTTTCTAATTGGATTCACTATGAATACGGGTATCAAGACCAAAAGATGCACTATGCCTTATCTATTGCCTTTGCACGTGGAATCCTAGACGGAGAGCAATTGGCCTTATTGATGGAAATTTATAGGGAATCAAAATGAAAACTTACAAAGTTATAGCAACACAATTGGTTTATTTCACTGTTTTGGTAGAAGCAAAAGATGAAAAGCATCTTGATGAATTAGTAGCAAAAATTTATCCAGATGATTGTTATGAGCATCCAGAAATTGATTGGCAAATTGATGCAATTAGTGAGGCCGATTCAAAAGATATAGATTATTTCCCATTCTTTAAGGAGAATTAAGATGAAAAAGTTAATTGCCGCATCATTTTCTTTTGTAATGTTTTGTTTGATGGGCCTTGGCCTTGGTTACATGATTGCTGAATTTTTAACAGGAGCATAAAAATGTATAACACAACAAGATGGGATGAAATTGCCGATAGATTCATAATTATGGAAACCGACAATGGTTTTATGCCATTTGATACAGATTGTGATGAATACCTATACGATGAAAAAGGCAATAATTGTTTTGACAAATACAGTGCTGCTTGTGAATTAGTAGATGATGCAATTAAAACAATTATTGACCATGAAGAAGATGAATACGATTCTTATGGGGTAAACACTAGAAATACATTTAATACGTTGTAGAGCAATTTTTTTAATAGATGGGGTTTAGGTATTCCCCATCTTTTTTATCGCCTAAAAATAGGGTTTAATCAATCCAGGAGAGCTTTTATGTTAAAAGATGATAAGTTAAATATATTGAATCCATCATTCAAATACATTCCAGCAGCACAAACAGATATTAGAAAGACATTCAAAAGGATTAGAGAGCAATTATCTAATGATAATCCCCCAAAAAATCAAGATAACAATAAGCCTTTAGTGCTCAATCCTGGGGGATTTGTTTTACCTGCTGAATGGTTTGAGATTCTGGGGTAATGTCAATTGCATCTTGGGTAATGGTTCGCAATTTATCGGCCAATGATTCAATCGTTACATGACTGATTTGCGTCGCCTTACCTTGAAGCAATTGATTAGCCTTTAGTGTGACATCGGCAATAGTGGCTAGGTGATTGGCTTTTACTTTGGTTCTGACGTGGCCTTCATTTGGAATGTAAGATTCATCCCCATTTTCTAGTCTTTCTTCAATGCTTTCATAGGTCTTTTCAATAATCTTTCTTTGACGGGCCAAGAGCTCTTCTTTATGGTTTAAAAGGATTTCTTCACAAAAATCATGCCACCAATTTTTGCTCTTCCAAGATGTAGCAGTAGCATATGGGACATTGTGTTTTTCACAAATTTTCACCATATTAGGATTCAAAAGGTAATCACTTAAAAATTGATACCTAAATTCTCGGTCATAGGTGCTACCTTCTTCCATCAAAAATTTGTTTTGCCATTCTTCATATGTCATTTTGCTCATTTTCTCTCTCTTTCTGTCCGTAATAGGCAATCAAAAGGGCTTCCGCTATATTGTGGTCTTTCTTTCTGAAAAATACCGAGGGGAATAAGTCTTTTGAAGCCTTTAGTGAATCTTCTTTAGAACTGATTTTAAGCTCTTTTTTCCATTTAGATGGTATGACGGTATAGGTTGGTATGTTTAATGCTCCCAAAACGCCTCTGATGCAGCCGTAAGTATCTCCAAAACTAAAGACAGATGCAACACCTTGACCAGGTCTTGAAGCTACTCCCTCAAGATAGCATACCAAATCAGGGTAACCCCTAAGTATGTTGCTTAATTTTTGAGCATCTACCTGACGCTTGATAAAACCGCCTTTAGTCATGGTTGGGATGGTTTCGAGTAGTTCAATGGATGAGCCATCAAGGATAGCTATTCCACCGTCTAAGCCTGGGTCTATACCGATAATCATTAGAATGGAATCTTTAAGTTAATTGAAGCCTTTAGTTCATCATTACTAGCTTCTAAGTCTAATTCAATCGGGGATTCTTTTTTTTCTTGATTTTTCTTGAAAATAGCATCCCACTTATTATCAAACTCTTCCATAGGAATTGATAAAGGTCTTGGTTTATCTCCTTTGCCGCCATCTCTCATTTTTCGTCCCATTTAATATTTTTATCGTGCTCATTCCATTCATCAAGCGTCATAGTGACAGATAAATTGCCAAATTCAGACTTTTCGATTCTTTCTTTGTATATACGGATGACATACTTATCTTCAATGCAAATTTCTATAAAAGTAGGAATCATTGGAATTCTCTCCCTTCTGTATTGCCGATTGGATTGATAATTAAATAATTATGTGTAAGCAGCCAATGGTAAGTCTTTGCCATAGCTTCAAACCATTTTAACTTTTTGTTGTCGTAACTATCAGAGCCTTGGTCAATATCTGAATGACACTTATGACAGAGAAATGCAATATAGCAATCATCTGCCTTTCTTCCCATTCCTTTTCCATGCTCTAATAGGTTAGAATGAGCAGAGACGGTAGTTCCGTACTTCCCACAACTTTGGCAAGGGGCTTCTTTTGCCAGTTTCAAAAGTTTTTCGTTTCTGTACGGTTTAATTTTTAAGTAACTTGGCATTTTAATTATTGTTGGCAAAAGAGCCGTGATATTGATTTCTAAATTGGAAAATTACTTTTTCAGCCTCTTTAATATCACTAAACCTACCTAAAAAGTATCTTTTTTTATCTACTTCACACCTAGCAATCCATTGACTAGACCCTTTGTCCCAATTTACACCTTTAACACCAGATTTATTGGTTGATTTTTTTGGTTTATTAAATGAATTTTGAGAAGATGTTGCAGCCCTCAAATTTTCTATGCGATTGTTTTGTTTGTTTCCGTCTTTATGGTCTACTTCAATCGGCAAATATCCATGATGCATCAAAAAAATCAGCCTATGCTTTGCATAAACTTTATAATTTATTCCAACTTGATAATATCCTTGAGTGCTTATCCTTCCAGCAATTTTCCCAGCCTTTGCTGGGCCTTTTGTTTTTTTCCAATACAAAAACCCATCTTTGTAATGAAATAATTTTTCTAAATATTCTTTGGTTATAATTTCATCAGCCATAGCAATTCCTTCATAATTGTGGTGGTTAGAAGCCCCTTTGATTTGTCAGAATCTTAGGGGTTTTGTTTATTGTACCATTTTTTAGTTGCACAGGGTGCATTTTTTGCTAATTTTAGCAATTGTGGGTTACGATAGGGCTTAACCTTAAGATAACTAGACATTAGCTCCAGCCTTTTCCATTGTTTGCCATGCTGATATTTTGGTTTTTGCAGCTTCAATTAAGAATCGGAGCTTTTCATCTTGGTAGATGGCCTCTTTCATAGCCTCTAAATGTGTAATATATTCTACATTTTTGTAGGCTTCTCGTTCTTGAGCATTTACAGGCATATCTAAATTTTCTGACATTAACTGAGCCTTTAGAGACTTACGATATTCTTCCATGTAAACACGATTAGACCTATTCATGGCTGCAGATTCAGCAGAATCCCTCAAAAAGTCTAGAGCCTTCTCAATATCACGCTGACTTATCATTTTTAGTTTCCAAGTGATTTTGATTTTCCCAATTTTGGTTGGCAATTTCTACATACTTTTTGAAATCACCGTGCCAAGTCTTTTTTCCTGTGTGAGAAATGCTAATTTCAGGATGGACATAGACTTTTTCACCTAATGAACGCCATTTTTGGCAAAAGCAAACATCTTCACCCAATAATTGACCATCTACTACTTTAGTCTCGAATACATGGCGGTAAGTCTTATCTCCGTCTTTATATTCTTCCGATGCTTCCCACATCATCTTAATGGCACGTTTAGAAATACGCATAAAGCCAGTTCCTACTGCCCTTGCATCAATCAGGCCATAGTAAAAGTCATATTTCTTCTCAAAAGTCTTCACATTGAAGTGAATAAGGTCATTTTTAGACACTACTGCACCACCGATAACGTCCACAGTAGGGGAGATTAGATTACCAAAGTCTTTTTGAGTCCATCCTTGGTCAGAATCAATGAAGATAAGGTCATCTACTTCGGCTTCATAAGCCATGCGAAATAGCTCATCACGTGCTTTCTGAATCAATGAGCACCCTACAATAGTCTTGAGGGTCATTTGTATATCATTTAAAACACATAGCTCCATTGTTTTAAACATAGATACCATGAAGTCCAGCTCCAATTTGCCATCATAGCAAGGAGTTCCAATCATTATTTTACGAGACATACCATTCCTTAAAGTATTCTGGTCGATTGTTTTCAATCCATTGTTTAGGTTCTTCTAATAGCTTTTCATAATCTACGCCAATAGTTTGAGACCCTGCGTGATGGACGTAAGAACGAGAAATAAAATGTTGATAGCCAAATTTTCCTAAATCCCTGCACATAACATCATCTGAGAACCAATTAGTGGGCGGGAATTTAGCTTTAGAAAATGCTTCCTTACTGATATAAGCAAACAAAGGGGAAACTACTTCAACGTGTATAATATTTTGCTCTTTTTGATGAACAATGCTTTGATGTGGCCTTACATTGTCAGAACGTGCTGCAACAAATCCCAAGTTACGAGGGAATCTATTTTTAAGAAATTCTATATCGTTTATCAGTAAGCGATAAGAATCAGGATTGAGAACTATATCGTCATTAGCAATGATGATTTCATCATAGTCTCTAAATGCCAGCTCCATGACTGCGTTATAGTCATCCCCAAAGTTCCCCATAAATCCCTCAAATATCATTAAATTGACATCAGGGTTATAGATTTTTACGGAAGTCTGAAGCACTCCCAGGCTACGAGAGCCAATAGTGCAAACCACAATAGGTATCATGTGATTAGCTCGTAATGATTGGGCTTGCTGCTGGTGCTTCTTCTTTAGGCTTTAGCCATTCTTCACGCTGCTTTAGGAACTCTTTAGCAAAGGCAAATCCAATAGCCGTCATTTGTTGCATTGGATGTTCTAATGACTTTCCTAAATCGCTTGATACCATAGCTTCAATAACGCTTAAAGCCACCATATCAGACATCATAGCCGACTCCATAGGGAAGTCTTTAATTGGTGTTGGTTCTTTTTCACTCATTTTTTCTTACCTTTCTTAGGTGGCTCGTAATAGCCTTTAAATACTACTCTCTTACTCTCATCGGGCTTTTTACCAATACGGTAATCACCCTCCTCTGCATAAATTACTTTAATCTTCGGGAAGACCGTCCTGAAGTAATCCACTACTTTTGCCGTTTCTGGCATAAGCTGACGATTTTTGCTCTTGCTGTCCATATCTCAACTCAATAATTTTAGCTATCTCATCACCACGCAAATAAGAATTACGATAGGTGGACTTAAACATTGTGATTACTGCTTGAATGTCAATGAATACTGCCATTTTTGCTTATCCTTAACTTATTTTGCTCCACGGATGGAGAATATTTCATCATACTTCTAGCTATCGTAAATATTTCTGTATTGCTCATAGGCGGTTCACATCTTGCTAAGTTTTCCTCTACTAAGCAAGCTAATATGGCTTTGAATGAAACCCCCCTACTTCTTAATGCCCCACCTATACTACACAGGTACGAACTTCGCAATCCTTCCATGATTTTCTCGGAAGCAAATTCCAGTTCTCTGTCTTTGTTGAGTAATTGTAATACCCATGCTGGTGCTTTGACAATAGGGCATGAGTCTGGCTCAGATGAGGCTTCCCACTGATATTCTCCCAAAATCCCCTTTGATGGCGCAGCGACAATATAACCACCGTCGCCACGAGTATCAATACCTCTACCCAGCTTACCAGCCGTTGTCCTAAAGCCTTCTTCGTATTGAAAAATAATGTGACGGCCTTGAGACTGGGTAATTGCTTCCACTGTGTCAGGTATTTTACCGTATTTTGTTGTAAGTTCAAAAAATGAATCCTCTCCACCATGTTTAGGGTCTATGTCTACTACTCCAATACCAGAAATCGCCCCTGTTGCAATCCCTATGTTAGCTTTAGGCCAGTGCTTAAACCATGCGTGAATTGTATTAGGGTCAATGCTTGCTGACTTTAATCCATTCATAGTTTGAGGGTGCTTACCTGCGCTAGTGCATCCTACCTTACCACAAGTACATTTTCCGTCAATAACGGAATGCAATGGTAATACGTGCCATCCTTTTTCTGCGTATTGTATAGCGTGGTCTACTGCTTTCATGCGTTCATGCCTTCATGCGTTAATGCGTTCATGCCCGTTTAGCTCCGTGTCTAAATGCAATCATGCGTGATTTAATATAATTAAGTGTATCTAATGAGGGTATTCTAGGAACGTCATTTAATCCTTTAGGCCATACTCCACACTTGTTACGATACATTTGTGCTGCAAATCCCCTCTTATATCCCTTTTCTACTTCTACATAAAGTAATTCTGAGTATAGTCTTTGTTTGTCATCCATTGTTACCTTCTTCCTGGTAACCTCCAATAAGTCGCCCTCTTGGACAGCAACGCCCGCATCTTTCTTTTTCGGAACAAATCCGCAACATGGGCACGAATACTCATGCTTTTTCCTGACAAAAGCGCACGAAGGGCATATCCTCCCTTTCTCTTCCTGTGCTTTTTCAGTTCTTTCCACCTTCCTTTTAGTGCCATCATCTAATTCCTGTGGTAAATCATCGGTTACAAATCCATGAGCTTGTGTGTTTCCTGCATGGTCTAGAATAATTGCGTCTTCTTTGCTAGAGTGTGTACGTAACACACGCCCTGCTTGTTGTATATACACCATTAAACTCTTAGTAGGTCGTGCCATAATGAGACATGATGCTTCAGGATAGTCAAACCCTTTATCAAGAATGCCTACGTTGAATAGAACCTTAACATATCCGTCTTTAAAATCCTTTACCAGTTGTTCACGCTCTGCTTTAGGCATATATGAATCAATATGGGCTGCACGTATTCCTCTGTCTTTAAACTGTTCACAGAGAACTTGACTATGGATTACATTGACAGCGAAGCCGATTGTTGGACGATTCTCAGAACGTTTTATCCAAGTATCTACGATGTCTGCGACGAGTTTTGGTTTATTGACACGGGAGAAAAGCTCCTTTTCGTCGTAATCTCCAGCGATAGTGCGAATTTTGGAAAGGTCTGGCTTACTTGGAGCAAAGACTTTGACGGGGACGAGATAACCTTCGTCTGTCAGTTTGGATGTAGTAGCACCTATCACTAGGTTCGTATACATCTTTCCAAGCCCTTTGGTAAATGGAGTGGCAGATAGTCCAATAAAGACTGTATTAGGCATTGCTTCCATCATCTTACGGTGAATACCATAAGCCACATGGCACTCGTCAATAATGACTAAATCGGCAGGAGGAGTAGGTCTCCTAGCCAGTGTTTGTGGAGAGCATACTTGGTTAATAGCATAAGGCTTATAGCGAGGATGATTCGCCATAATAATTCCGTGTTCAATACCTTCATAATCCAACCTTTTACTTGTTTGTTCTACTAATTCAATACGGTCTGCCAAGAATAGACATTTCTTACCCTTTTCATTGGCTTTTCTTATCATTTCTGAAGCGATTGTGGTTTTTCCCCCGCCAGTTGCGAGCTGCAACACTATGCGCTTGTGTCCTTTGAGAATAGATTTTCTAAGGTCGTTGATGGAATCGACCTGGTATTGCCTTAAATTGTTCTTCATTCTTTTATTATCTCAAAATAAAAGTTAGTGTTCATTACTATTTGCACTAGGACTTTCCCTAATGTATGGATATACAGTATTAACACACAACAATGTTAATAAGAAAAAAGTATGTTAAATGATTCATTAATAAGGCTTTAACCTATTTAAGGACTCTTTAATAAGTCATAACTTTACAATGAACGCCCAATAACTTTACAATCCCGATTTTTAACTTTACAATCCGTGCCTAAATTTTAGGCAATAGGCTGTCTTTTTGATATTAATTTACTTTATTGTTACGGGGATACTTGGTTAGATTTCGAGACACCTAGCCTCCTAGATGTCCCTTCAAACGGTCTACTCAGTTGAGTTTCTCGTCACCCGCCAGTCGTTCGTTGAATCGGCACTAGCTTCGCCACCGATTTGTGTGCTATTACATCAACTATCCCCCAGTAGCACTTGTATCTTAGACGCTGGTGTTTTTAGCCGTCCATCTAAGACCCGCCCAAGGAATGAAAAAAGCCCCATTCAACTGGACTGGAGCGTGGAAAGTTTGGTAATAGTATCGGCTACTATGATTTTCCAGCCCATGTGAATGGAGCCTATTTACCGATACCAACATGACTTTCCACAGTCATGAAGGAATGGTAACACACTTTCTAAAAATTATTCAAGCTGTTCGAAAAACTTTTTATACGGCACGGCATACTTCTTATGCAAAATAATCTTCCACTCATCTGGAATGACTTTAGCCTTATTCCAATGGAATATGCGTTGTTGGCTAATCCCTAGGGCTTTTGCCGAGGCATTGAGGGAACCGTGTTTTTTTACAACATATAACAGTGGCTCATAGAACCTATCTTGACTCATAAAATCTCCTAAATGGTGCTACAACTCTCCTTAAAAAGGAGCATCTTCAAATTTATAGACTTTTTTGGGTATCTTGACGACCTCAACCCACCAACCAGGCTGTAAAAACTGGTTAGCTTCTTCTTTGTTATCAAATACCCTAAGTGGGCCGAACTCGTCGTGAACTATGTATTTAGTCATTTGTAAAAATGATACACTCAAAAGATATTTTACACAAGAGAAATTTGTATGCTATATTGGAATCTCGTAAACACGAAAGGGGAAGTAAAAATGGAAAAGTGGATGAACGCAGCATACGCTGGTGAGGATGAGGAGATTTATATGGATGACCGTATTAGCCAACTAATGAGTAGTTCAGAAGAGTGTGACCCTGACAACCTTGACAACCTAGTCGAGGCACTATCAGAAGCATCTAAAGATGACCGTGAAACATTAAATGATTTTCTTGCCAATAAAGAGTGGGATAAATTTGGTAGAAAGATATGGTCAATCTCTTATGACTACATGGAAAAACGTGCAGAGTCTATTGCACAAAGAGAAGTGGAGCAAGGATTATGAAAGCGTTTCCTACAGTAAATTGGGTTCAACAACACGGACAGCCACCAAACGATGAAGGCATGGATTTGCGTGATTACTTTGCAGCTAAAGCGTTGCAGGGTTTGCTCAATGAAGCACACAATGATTATTCAGACCAAGCAATAACAGAATTGGCTTATTCATTAGCCAATGCAATGATGGAGGCTCGTAATGAACGTTAAACCAGAGCAAAGCTCCGCAAATGAACTAGCTGATAAACAAGCCTTTGAACAAGGCGAATTGTCAATGTGGATTAGAAACGAAACAGATACCATGCTACGCCAGCAACAAGCTGAAATAGAAGCGTTGAAAGCAAAGACACTAACAGATGAGGAAATAATTGAAACAGGAAATGCAGTTACAAACCTTATTGATTCAAATGAAGGATGGATTGAATTTGCTAGAGCAATACTAAGAAAGGCTAATGAGAAATGAATACAGATGATTTTATTTTGTTGCAAGAAATTATTAGGTTAAAACAAAACGCCAATTTAGATGTGCCAAAAAGAATTGAATCCTTAATTGAAAGATTGTCAAAACATCCGCTATGGCGGTATAGAAAAGAAGGTGAACTTGACCAATTTTCTTATGTTGAATGGAAAGATGAAGATTGTGTAGGCTATCAGAAAACCATGTTTATACCTGTGATTGATTTATGAGCCGAACACCATCAATTAAAGAATTTAAACACAAACATGACTATGTTTCTGATGGCGAACGATGTGAAAACTGTCAGCATTATAAAAATGGTTATACAAAATTGATTAACAGCATTCCAAGAGCAGAAAGACCATATTGCAATAGTGGCGAGTTTTATACCAACAAACTAGGAATGTGTAATGAGTGGAATAGAGCAATACTAAGAAAGGCACAAGAGAAATGATTAGCAAAACAAGTGCAGTGTTTGGAGTGGGACAACTCGCTCGATTGCTAACGGTATTGGTTGGCTACCGTCTGCACAGCCAACCCCTAATTTAAGAAAGGCACAAGAGAAATGAATAAATTAGAAATGTTTATGGATGCTTTAATGCCAGCCGTTCCAGCAATAGGAATATTGATTGCACTGGTTTGGATTAGTTTGCAATACTAAGAAAGGCACAAGAGAAATGACAGAGAACCAAAGAGCAATCTTAGACAAATTACATGATGGTGATATGAGTGTGGCTGAACTATCAGAAGAGCTACATATTCCTACCAATCCATTGCGTAAGATAGTAGTAAACATGGAAAAGAATGGATGGCTGCAAAAGAATGGAAACTATTACTCTATTCTTAAAGACTATGCACCCAGTTTGAATTGGGATTTTAAACCTTTACTAGGGGCTTGGAAATGAAAAAGTTAATGATTGTAGTATTTGCATTTGGAGTTACTATGTGTAGTTATGCACCTGCACAAACAACTCAAATTATCACCCCAGATGGGAAACTAATTACTTGTATAAGGAATGGTGACGTTGTCACTTGCTTCTAATATGGCTACTTTTACTTTTGAAGATTTAACAGATTATGAACCGCCAAGAAAGGCACTTACAAATGAGCAAATCGACGTTATCGGATTTAATCTCAACTATCCGTTCAGTATTCGGCAAATTGCTAGGGCCATCGAACTCGCCCACGGAATTGTCCAGGAGAACAATAACCAAGCAAAAAAGGAAACCAGTAATGAAAACAGTTAAAGTCCCTGCAATTAAAAAGACTAATGGCAAAGTAGTTAAAGCCAAATCTAAAAAGGAGAGCCACGATGACCTTAATACAGTGGGCAAGAGGGGTTTTGTTCTTTCAGACAATACTTTCGTTGGTAGGGAAGAAGGAGCTAAAGTGGCTAAAAAAGCGGGTCAAGTCCCTAAAACTGTAAAGAAACTACATTCAGAAGATTTGAGGAAAAAGAAATGATGAACGCAAAAGAACTAGCAGACTTTCTAGAATCTAATATGACACCTACTTTAGCTATTGCAGGAGATATTACTTGTGATGCCATAGTTAAGGTACTTCGTAAACAACATGAAGATTTAGAGTATATGCAAGGCCAGTTTGAACGTGCTATTGACTTTTTGGCTAAGTGTAATGGATGGAGCAAAACAAAATGAGTTTCACAATCATGCAGCATGATGGCATGAAAGTGGTTCAATGGTTTTTTACTATTGATGAACTCATTAAATCCATGTTGGATAACCCAAAAGATACTTATTGGAGAAATAATGGCTGATATAATCAAATTCCCTGAAAAGGGAACTATTGGGGATATACCAGTCAGCGAGGTTTTAAAAGGTTGCGAAAAGTTGCAAATGGTAACCATCATGGGATACGACCAAGACGGCAATGAATTCTTTGCTAGTAGTAGCGGAGATGCTCAAGAAGTCTATTGGTTATTAGGAAGGTTTAGAAAGTTTTTAGAGGATATTGCAGAAGATGAATAAAATCCAAGAGTATTACGAAGATTGGTGTGAAGAATGGAAGCCAGCATTAAAGGGCCAAAACCATCCAAACACTTTTGAATCATTTGAGGCTGGCTGGTTAGCTGCTATTGAAGTAATGTTAAAACGCTTGGAGATGGTAAAAGAATGAGTTTATCTCCGATGATACCAGCGATGCGTAACGCTCATGCTAGTCATGTAGACTTTGGATTCTTACGAGGGTTTATACCTAGTAACCCTAATTTCATGCCATCTAATATTGATATGGTACTAGAGCGTAGAGGAGTATTCTTATTCGGGGAATGGAAGCGTGAAGATGAGGATATGAAGCAAGGTCAAAAGATGTTATTGACTGCCTTGGCCTGGCATCATACAGTTATAATTATCACTGGGTATGTGGATGATAAACCTCATATTGGCCTTATTCAAAAGGTTACTCCTACTGGTAATTTGACATTAGTAGGTGAAGGGGAAGAAGACTTAATTAACTTCCTTACAGGTTGGTATGTAGAGGTTGAAAGAGGTATTTTATAAAGGAGAAGTAATGGTAGATTATTCGGAGATGTTTATTCATATTAACCAGTTATCACGAGATGCACACAATGATATGAATAACCGAAAGTTGGAAGAAGCAAAGGTTAAAGTGGAAAAGTTAGAGATGTCAGTTAGTATGCTAAAAAAATATATTGACTGGGTGTCTACAAACAAGTAAAATATTTTTTGTAAGGGGGATGTAAAATGTCACAACAAGAATTTTATGAAACAGTCATGCGTGAGCAAGAGCAGCTAGAGATTCGTCTTCACGACTATAAGTATCAGAAAGAACGTCTTGAATGGCAGTTAATGGCAGTTACTAACGATATTGAAAAGATACAGGCTTTGATAGTAAATCTTGAGAAGCAACTTGGCGATATATCAAACAGTTAATTAGAAAGGAAGTAAAAATGAGCTTAACAGTGAATGCAGGTAATGGTGGTGGTGGCGAATTTGAACAATGCCCTCCAGGTTCATTTGCCGCACGATGCTATCAAATTATTGACTTAGGTCATCAAACGTTTGAATGGAAAGGTGAGGCTAAAGTAGCCCCTAAAGTTCGCATTACTTGGGAACTCAATGAGATGATGCAAGATGGTCGTCCATTCTCAATCTCTCGTGAATACACAGCTTCAATTGGAGATAAGGCCAACTTGCGTAAAGATTTAGAAGCATGGCGTGGTCGTCCTTTTACAGCATCTGAATTACAGAATTTCAGCCTTGAGAATGTATTGGGTGCTCCATGCTTGTTAGGGGTAGTACATAAGCCATCTAAAGACGGTTCTAAAATGTATGCCAATGTAGGCTCAATCATGGCCCTTCCAAAAGGTATGGTTTGCCCTGAGTTGGTTAATCCTGCAGTCAAGTTTGATATTGGCACATTTGACCAAAAGGTATTCGATTCATTGTCTAGCTATGTTCAGAAGAAGATTCTAATGAGCAAAGAGTTAGAAGAGAATGGAATTCCACAGTCTAGCTCACATGATGAGCCTGAAATTGACGACGAAACAGTACCGTTTTAAGTTTTACGGGGGAAAGTGTAAAGAAATGAGTACCCCACCACGAGCGAAAGCAACCAAATTTTTCCGTGCTTCACATACATGGCGGTTGTGAGTAGCTCACCAATTTAAGGGGATTTAAGGGATGAAGTTAACAAATAAGTTCGGCTTACCAGAGCCAATAGTCAATGCAGTACAAAACCAAGGGTATACCCCAGGTAGTAGCGATATTACGGTTACTCAGTTAATCCAGCCTCCTCTGATTCGTCAGTTACGGATTAAGCACGATAATGACATCGAGGAAGACGCTTCAGACCGTGTTTGGGCGTTATTTGGAACCTCTGTCCATCACCTGCTAGAAATGGCCTATAAAGGGCGTACAGCACGAGTTGAGGAGAGAGTATATGCTGAGGTACTCGGATGGAAATTAGGGGGCGCATTCGACGTTTTAGAGGGTTCTCACCTATCTGATTACAAGGTGACCTCCGTATACTCTGTAAGCGGTAAAATCGAGTGGGAACGCCAATTAAATGTCCTGAGATGGTTATTGCATAAGAATGGCACAGAAGTGACCAAATTGAGCATTACAGCCATTTTTCGTGACTGGAGACCCCGTGAGCAGCAAAAGAACCCAGAATACCCTGCAAGACCTATTTTAACCCTTCCTATCCGTATGTGGACATTGGATGAGGCGGAGGCTTATGTCAATGAGCGTATTGCACTGCATCAATTGTCAGAGCCACCTATGTGCAATGATGAGGAACGCTGGACTACCCCTGAGCAATGGGCTTTAATGAAAAAGGGTGGTAAAAGAGCAATTAAGCTGTATCCGTCACAAGAGGGTGTTACACTCGGCAAAGACCAATTTTGGGAGCACAGACCAGCTACATACAGGCGTTGTGAGGATTATTGTAGCGTAAATAAATGGTGCCCCGTATGGAGTAACGTTACCTTTTAAAGTACACTAAACAATGAGAGCACAGGCATTCATCCCCCACTTCCCCCGACGGCTCCCCTCCGTCAGCTTGTGCTCTCCCCTTATACGAGATTGATATGTTATTAAAATCACTAAAAATCGTTGGTAAAAGATATAAACTATTTGTTAAGGCTAATTTTGAAGATTGTGGTCAATGTGACGACAACAAACAAACCATTAGTCTTAAAAAGGATATGCCTAAAGATTTAGAGTTAGATACATTGATTCACGAAATTACACACGCAATTGACTATCAAATGAATTTAGAAATGTCTGAAAGACAGGTTCATGGAGTAGGGGCAGGACTAGCAGCAGTATTTATAGATAATCCAAAATTACTTAATTATTTACAAGAATTAATAACGGGCGAATAAAATGGCTGCATATTTTTTAAGTGATGAAGAATTTATAAGAGAGTGGAACAAAATAGGTAGTCCTCAAAAGTTTGCAGAAATACACAAACAAGATGTAAGGTCTATTTATAACCGCAGAAGGTCAATTGAAACCAGGCATGGAATTGAACTACCCACATTTAATGACCAAAGAACTAGCAAGCAAAAGAAAATAGAACAAACAGAGGGTCACACAAGAAGGGGGTTTAATGTTGAAAAGGGACGGGTTATCGTATTTAGTGACGCTCATTTCTGGCCTGATATTACGACTACCGCCTATAAAGGATTGTTGGAAGCTATTAAAGAATTTAAGCCTACTGCTATTATTTGCAATGGTGATGCCTTTGATGGTGCTGGTATTAGTCGTCACCCTCGTATGGATTTTGATAAGTTACCTTCAGTTAAAGAGGAACTTGAAGCGTGCCAACACTACTTGGGCGGCATAGAAAAGGTAGCTAAAGGTGCTAAATTGTTTTGGCCAATGGGTAATCACGACCAAAGGCTACTTGCTTCAGTGGTAAATAATCTTCCTGCATTTGAAGGCGTTACAGGAACCTGTTTAAAAGATTACTTCCCAATGTGGCAAAGTTGCTGGTCAGTATGGATTAATGAGGATGTCATTGTTAAGCATCGTTGGAAGGGTGGATGGACAGGTGGTCGCAACAATGCGGTCAATAGCGGGGTTTCAATGGTGACTGGGCATACCCATGTTTTATCTTCCATTCCTTATAATGACTATAACGGAACACGATATGGAGTCCAAACAGGCACTTTAGCTGACCCAAATGGGCCACAGTTTAGATATACTGAAGACACTCCTAAAGATTGGAATAGTGGCTTTGTAATGCTATCTTTTGAAGAAGGTAAACTTTTACAACCAGAGACTTTTCGTGTTTTTGATGAAGACCGAATGGAATTTAGAGGAAAGATATACAGCGTATGAAAATAACAGTAAAAATCATTAAGGAAAATGAAGATGGTTCAGCCAATGCTCAAGTTGATTTCGATAAAGAAGGACTTGAAACGCTCGTACAGTGGGGGCTTGTTAGTATCCTTACCAAAGCAATTGATGAATACAAAGTTAGAGATGACGAAGCTGATGTCGTTATTGAGCCAGAATTTCCCGTCAAAAAGAAAAAGAAATAAGGTACTATCGTGAACAGGAATTGGGATAAATCATTTAATTATGTAATTCAATCCGAAGGTGGATATGCTGACCTAGATGGTGATACAGGTGGGCCTACTAATCACGGATGTACACAAGCAGTATGGGAAGAATATGTAGGTCATCCTGTAACCGTAGAGGATATGAAGAACCTAACTGTTGAAGATGTTAAGCCACTTTATAAGAAAAGGTATTGGGATGCCATACACGGAGATGCTCTTCCTTCGGGACTTGATTACGCTATGTTTGATGCTTCCATTAATTCTGGTATCGGTAATTCATCCCGTTGGATACAAGAGATTGTTGGCGTTCCTGTTGATGGTGCTATTGGGAACAATACTGTATCTGCAATAAGTCAAATCAATCCAGTAACTTTAATAAATGAATTCTCTGATAAAAGACTAGTATTCTTGCAAAGATTAAAGCTATGGCCTAAATATGGCGATGGATGGGGTAAAAGAGTTGAATTGGTGCGTATTAGAGCAATAGAAATGAGTTGAGGGGGCAGCCCCTCGTCTACCATTTCGTTGGTCATAGGGGGAAAGCCGAAAAATCCCTATGTTGGGCATACCCTCTTGTCGGCTTGACTATTTAATTCCTACTTGCTCCCTGACCCACTCTTGGAGAGAGACGAGCTGGGCAGTGGTGTTGGCACACTGTTCAGCAAATACAGGGTCTGTGGTGTAGCCATTAACTCTGACGAGGGTGTTGCTGGGGCTGGACAAGTTACTGCTACTGGTGTCGTGCAACCCGCCATAGTAAGAATGAATGCGAGCAAGCTGATTCTTGTAATCATTTGTAATCCTCTCTGTTGTTGCTATTTGTTCTTTGACGATTTGTTGATTCTTTGCTTCTTGTTCTTTTCCAAGTTCTTCAACCTCAATCTTATATGCAGCAAACTTAGAATGTTCATAACTATAGCCAATATATCCAGAAATGCAAATAGCAATAGCAATGAGTCCAAGTTTGATATAAGTGAAAACATTGACTGTCCCGCCTGTAAAAAATCCTAATATTGTTGAAAACATTACTTTTCCTCCGTTGGTTCTGTGTCTTTTTTTAGCATAACTGATGCCCCATGTGCCCCAGCAATGATTCCAGCAGATTCAGCAAATTCTCTTAGGCTAACAGTAACAGATTGAAATAGTTGAAATGCCGCTAATGCAATTAAAGAAATTGAAAACAACATCCAAGATACCCTACCAATATCAATGGTTTGGTTATCTTTTCCAGTCAGAAGTTGTTTAAGAAATTCTCTCATTTAATATTAACGTGTCCTGCACCAGCAAGCCATGTAAGAATGGAAACTACCAAAATACCAACTAGCCAAAAGAACTTTTGAATTACATTCTTTCCAACTGAGGAATAAAGGTTATTAAGGACTTTTTCGGTTACTTTTTCAACGAGTTCTTCGAGTTCGTCATCGGTTAGATTGATAGCCATGATTAAGAGTATTGTATGCGGATTGCGGGGACATACACTCCTGAAACGGAGGGTAATGTTTGAGTTTGTAATGTTACATTAGTATTGTTTGCATAAATCCAGTATCTAGTTTGTTCTCCTGCTACACGATGAACCGAATTAGAATAAACAATTTGAGTTGTTTGAGTACTTACTAGATTATAAATCTTACCTGAGTTTGCATTTACAGTCCATCCTGAGCCAGTATTCTTTTCTGCGTAAATATAAAGAATCCTGTTTCCAGAAGTAGACAAAGCATTAACTAAAAGAGACAAACTATAATCACCTTCTTGTGAAAAAGTAAATACTCCAGTAGATGAGTTATAAGTAATTCCTGTTGCCCCAGACAAAGTATTTGCTGGTGTTAATAGCGTAGGAGTAGTTGTAATTGAAATGGAGCTAGAAAGGTCATAAGCCTCAATATAACAATTAGGCTTAACTGTATATCCATTTCTAGTTAAATTGGTTGTAAACGCTCCTGTAGAGGGTGTAGTTGTACCAATAGGGGTATTGTTAATGGTACTACCTGAAATCCCAACACCACCAATAGAACCACCTGTAATTGCCACAGAATTGGCATTTTCGTATGCCATTGTTCCCAAAGTACCAGATTGCTGGTTAATAAATTGGAAAACACTGTAGAACCAGTCTCTAAACTGACGTGAAGATACGTCTTGATTGGTTGGAGGTGGTGGAGCTAACTTTGCCATTATTCTTCGTCTGAACTGTCATATATCCAGTTTTCAGCATATCCGTATTCTTGTAGTGCGGGAATCTGCCATTCCATAGCTTCACCAATGTCATCACGTACATTAATACAGTCAGGAATATCAATTTTCTTGACGTTTTTATAAGCACGCTCAGAAGCCTCTTTAACGGTCTTTCCTACCCCGTTTGCCACAAGTACATAATCACCTGCAGTAACTAAACAAGGACGCTCTACAACCCCATTATCTTCGTTTTGAGGGGCATTGCCAACCATTACTTCACATAAGGCGTAATCTTTGGTTAATTCGTCTGGAAGACCATAGATAGGAAATCCTGTATGGTCACGCCCCGTAGTCTTAGACCTAGGGTAATCCCCAATAGGGATAACGATACCAGTAGCAGTGTCGTAGCTAACTTTGAGAGTATCTTTGCCATCTAATAGGTCAACCATCCAATCGACAACAGAGCCTTTATGTAGAGCTTGTTGAATGTTAAATAAAGGCCATCCTTTACGCATTGTCCACTCTAATGGACGAGGCTCACCTTTTTCATCAATAATGAATGCCAAATCAACATAGCCAGTATGTCCAATGTAAACCAAATAGTCTTCAAAGCGTTTAAGGGTGTCATTAAACAGGTTAGATTCGGTCATATACTTGATGACTGTACCTTGTTCACCAGTATTGCAACCGTAATTACCTGACATGAGTTTTTTATGCTCAAAGCCTTCTAGGATATTCTTACCAAATCCATTAGGGCCTATCCAAGCACCTACACCAAACTCTATACCTGGAACAAACTCTTGTAGAATGAAATCCCTTCGTTTGCCTGTTTCTTTCCAGCGTTGTAACATGAATACCATGTCTGCAGGAGATTTAGATACATAGGATAAAGCCTTGTCTGCATCACCACTGGGTTTAGAGACGTATCGTTTGGGATTAGCTTTAACAAATTCAATAGCTGAGTTATAGTCATGAAATTCAAAAGAAGGGATAACAGAAAGACCAGCTTTCTTCATAATATCTTGACCATAATCTCGGTCAAGCTCTAATTTGGCACCAAGCATATTGGTACCGATGATTGGGTAACCGTCTTCGTGGTATTTCTCTAATTTACGCATCTCAAATGCGTTATCTGACAAAACAATTAAGTCTGCTTGTTTAATGTACAGTTCCCAGTTTTGGACTTGGTCAATAATGCCCTTACCAATCTTAGAACGCTCTTGACCATGTGGGCGAATATATTGCTTAACAGTGTGTCCTTCCGCCACACAGCGAACACCAAAGTCAACTAATGCACCAGCAGGGTCAATGAGCAGAATAAACATTATTTAGATTTCTGTTTTTTAGATTTACCTGCTTTTGAAAGAGCGATAGCTACAGACTGCTTCTGTGGATAGCCTTCACCTTTTAGCTTTTTAATGTTCTTAGATACGGTTTCTTTTGAACTACCTTTTTTGAGGGGCATTATTGTTTATCCTTATAAGATTCTACGGTTACAGTTGCTACTGCGGGTGCTGCAAATCGTCTAATGATGCGGGTTGCTCTGTCAATGTCTTGAGCAGTTTTTGCACCAATGATAATGTCAGTAACCTTTTTATATGTCTTAGGGTCTACTTCCATTCTATCTTTAACATTTGGGCCAATCTTACCCCATAAAACTTTCGCCGGATTTATGTTGCTATTTTTTAATCCGTTTACAAGTTCATTGTTGAAAATGGAAATACCTTCAGGGGTTTTACTTAGATTCCAAAGTTCTTTATTAATACCAGCGGCATCGTTATCTGCAAATAATGCAGGTAGGGTATCTTTTGCTCTAGCCGCAGATTCAATAGTAAACGCTTCACGGGCAACTTTTTCGTGGTCAACTCCAGTTGTGCGTTTCAAGTAATCATTAAAAGATTTACGTGCTTTCTCCATATCTTTATAAGATATGTTTTCCATTTTTCCAGATTGGAGATTATTGACTACATCCTCTCCTGTGTATGCTTCACCTTTTTTGTTTTGAAATATTTGTTCAAACTTAGTTTTTTCCGCAGGAGTATCGCCATGAAGAGCTTTGAATTCAGGAGATGATAAAAATGATTCTTCAGCGTTTGCGTCATTGTATGCAGTTTTAGCCCGTTCATACAAAACATTAGATATTTTTTCCCCTTTTGCAGGAGCAATATCTGGGTGCATTTGTGATAGTTCTTGATTGGCTGCATCAGTATATTTGGTACCACCAACCCCTAATGTTTCTCCAGTTGCACCAAGTTCTTTGCCAACCGCCTTGTAATCGGGAGTCTTTAATCCCTCAAAAGCCTTTGGTACTTTTTCTATAATGCTTGAAGTCCAATATGGAAGTCCTAATGCTTTGGTAATGGCTTTGTGTGCCAATTTGCTTTTTATAGCATTAGCAGCATCACTATTTAGAACTGAATTGATTTGTTGGGATGTTTGTGGAATCTTAGACATTACAAATCCAGCAGCAGCAGGCCCCAAAACTCCTGCGGCTTGTTGTAAATCACCACTCAATCCTAAATCAGCAGCAATAGCTTCTGCAAGACCTTGTAAAGCACCGCCAGCACCTCCAGCTAAAATACTTCCACCACCCGTGAATGGAGCCAATCCAGCACCAGCAATCATACCTTCCCCACCACGTTGCATTACTTTAGAAACATAATCACCAGTAGTTTGTGAACCAATTTTAGATGGGTCAATAGATACATCTTTAACAATAGGAGCACCAATCTTTTTTGATACATCCGTCGTTACCGCTTCAGCCGCACCTTTAGGCGTCAGCATTTTTCGCAGGTCAACCAATCCACCACCACTAATTATTTCATCTGCTACATCACCAATTTTTTTGCCAGCTTTCTGCAACATCGTTTCTTCTTTTGGTTCTACACCAAATTTTTGACGTATGGCAGTTTTTGTAGCGTCATTTGCATCAGTGTAATTTTTATCTGTAGCAGAATATTTATCAAAGATAGCTTTTTTGGTAGCCTCATTGGCATTAATATAATTGGGGTCTTTTAAGACCTCCATTAATCCCATTTGGTCAGCCATTTTAATCGTTGCCTTTTAGTAAAGGATTTGATGTATCTACATCAGATTTAGGTGCGGTAACAGACTCGACTTTTGAATGTTTTAATTTAATGGCATTAATATCGCCACCAAAATATTTGTCAGCAATTTCTTGCTCAGTCTTGTTACCCATAAATTTAAATACATTTGCCGAGCTTGTACTAGACATTCCTTCTTCACTAAATGTTTTTAGTGCTGCTTTTAATTCAGCAATTGTGGCAACACCACGACCAGTAGCTGACCGAGAATATGCGTTGGCATAGTCAAGAATCATCTTGGATAGTTCTTGGTTTGCTATAACTTTATTTACTTTATCCAAAGATGCTGGAGATGTATCAAAAGAATCTAATGTTTTATACAATTCACCGAACTTACCAGTAGACACTTGATTAGTTTTAACAAAGTCAGAAATTTTATATGCTTGACGTGCAGTATCTAATTTAGAATTTACATCTTTAATACTAGAAGCTGAATTAAGGTCTCCTCTGTACTCTGGAGCAATTTGACTCATTACAGTTTTAATTTCACCTGTTGTTGCTACATCTTTTGTAGTGCGAGCCTTTTTGTTTATCATAGAAGCAAAGTTTTGGACTTGTTGTTGGTTTGATAAATCAAGCCCTTGTGCTGCATTAGAAAGAATATTATCACGCTCTGCAGCTTGTTTCTTTTGAATAGTAATTTGACGCTCTTTGTGTAAATCTTCAGCCGTTTGCTGTTCTCTTAAATCTTTTTTAACCGCATCAGCAACTTTTTTAGGAATAGCTGGATTGTTTAATGCAGCCTTCATAGAATCTGGGTCATACTTTGTTGGCAAAAACTCAGGTACAGGTAATCCTGTTTTAGCTTCATAGTCTTTACGAGCTTGGTCAATTTGTGCTTGATTCTTGGCATTAACCATATTTAAAAGACCTTGAGATTGTGTATCTTGGAATTCTTTTTTATAGTTGTCTTGAAGTTTTTGATTCTTTTCTCTAATACTCTGTGCTCTTAATGCAATTTCCGATGATTTGTTAAGCATTTCAGCACGTTTAGAAGAATCTAATTCATAAGCAGCCATTTTTTTAATTTTCATGGCATCTGAGTCAAGACTGGTTGCTATTTGATTGTCTCTTGCTGCTTGTTGATATTCTGTATTAATTTTTCCAGCAATTGTTTCTTGACCGTTATCATTAACAAGTTTTACTTTGTCTGTACCAAATATAGATTTAGCACCCATAGCCAAAGGACTTGTACCAGCTTGCGGTGTTCCAGCCATTTGACCTAATGATTGAGCTTGTTCTGCACGAGCATCTTTTAATTGTTCTTGAACTGCAATATCTTTTAACTCCTGTTCAGAAGGAGCACGTTGTCCAGCTTTATATGCTCCATAAGGGTCAAAAGAAGTTGCTAATGTAAATAATTCTGTGCCTAATCCTGCCATAATAGTTCCTTAAGCCGCCGCTGGTGAAGATTTGTTGTAATTTGAATACAAAGTATCTAATGGACTTTGACCAGTCAATACTCCAAGACCTTGAGCAAGTGCTTGAGCACCTCCAAGACCCCCTCCAACTTGTCCAGAAAGAAGGTTGGCCTGTGCTGTAGTACCAGTAGACGGAGATTGTGTAGCACCAGATAAACTAGCTAAATTTGCTAATTGTTGTTGATATGTTTGTGATGCTAACTGTTGACCATATTGTTGACCTTGCAATAAAGCACCACCTGATACTAAACGCCCTTGTGCTGCTTGTTGAGCTTGCAATCCCTGCAATCCTTGTGAAAGATTAAATTGATAGCCTGGAGTAGTTGTTACTGTATTTGGGTCTTGCAATAATTGATTTAATTGAGAAGCAAGAGCAGGTCTATATTGTGAAAATGGGTCAGCCCTTTGAGCTAATTGACCAACTTTTTGACCAGTTAATGCCGTATTGACACCACCAGCAATTTGACCTAAACCACCAATAATTTGAGCACCAGTTTTAGCAGTTCCCAAAAGACCACTTAATGATGTAGCTCCTTGCGTTACACCAGTTAAGTTTGCTCCATAATCGGCTGCTAATGCGCTTGATATTTGAGCAGCAGATGAACCTCCAGCAGCCATTCCAGCAATATTTTGAGCCGCATATGGGTCAATATTATAAGATTGAGCTAAAGTTTGAGATATTTGTTCTGCTGGTAATCCTTGAGCTTGCAAACTTAAGACATCTTGAGCAATCATATCTGATGTAGTTGCTGCTGCACCACCAGTTAATCCTGCGGCACCAGCTAATTCAGCACCACCAAATCCTGCAGTACCACCTATTAACGCACCCTGTAGTGCATTACCGCCAGTAGCTGCTGCAACCCCTGCGCCTACTGCGGCACCTGCGGCTGCGGTACCTGCCACACCTAGGGTATCTACTACTGCTCCAACTGCTGCGGAAACTCCCATAATTCTTATCCTATAATCTTAGTGAACACTCGTTCGGTTTCTTTATATCCTAAACGGTCAAATATTGCTCCAACATCATGGTGCAATTTAGTGTTCATAATGACTCGTTGGACACCATACTTCTTCAGGATTTCCTCAGTCTTAATAAACAATTTTACACCAGTCAATCCCTTTCGATAACTTTTATCTACATAAAATATATCGTCAATTGCCGTCAAACTATCTCTATAATGCAAATGGTACTTAATAATCGCTATCAAATACCCTACCAACTTACCATTATCTCTAGCGGTGATAATCCTCATTACTCCTGAATCACACAATTTCTTGTATGTGTCATAGTCGGGATTGAGCTTAATATGCTCTTTATCTAACGCTATTTCTTCGTAATGATGTTCCAATAATGGCTTAATTTCGTTAATAACATCATCAAATTGTTCTTCTTTGTACTCAATCACGTGTCCCCCGATTCAACGTCTACTTCAAAATATTCAAGCCTCAAGGGTACATTATCTTGGTGAAGTAAGTCAAATGCACGTCTACGCCCTTGTCCCAATCTATTAACTTGAGATTTAGCGGTATTTAGATTAACGTTCTGCCACGCAGAAAATGTTTGGTAATCATCTGAGGTATATCTCAATAAAGCATAGGAATCTACCTTATCTCCAACGATTTGGACGCTTCTCCAAAACTTACGTAGGTTAGTACCACCATCTACTAATGGAGTCCTACAAAGCACGTTTATGGGGTTTCCATAGTCTTGGTAGGTGTTAGGGTCAAACTGATAAATAGTTCCCGTATTGACGTGTTGTAGTAGGTCTAATGTGCCAAATTTAGTGTAATACTGTCCCAAGAAATAAGTCTCTTGGTTATTTTCCATTGAAGACCAATATGTCCAACCATTTTGAGCAAAGTCATATACTAGGGTATACCCTAAGTCTCTAAGGGTTAATACGTATAGGGAATGCCCTGAAATCTTAATACTAAAGGCATAAGCCTGATTTGGGTCACAACGGTTAATAATACGTTCAATGTATTGATTAGAAATGACTTGTGGAGTTTGTCCCGACATAGCCATTACTTGATAACCTTTTTGTTTGGCAGTAGACATCCAAATAAGAGTATTGTCCATCTGCACCAAAGAATCTTCTGCTGCAATACCAAATTGAATTACAGCGTTTTGATAAGGTAAAAATGGGCTACCTGGACTGCTTCCTGCATCATAGAAGAACTCAATATGATGTGAACCAAATGTCACAATATAGTTAATTGTGCGTCCAATAGCCAAAAGAGGGTCAGCATCGGACACCACGCCGATATAGTTAATTGCTTGCCAAGTTGTAGGGTCTTCTACGTTAGAGTTATATAACAACCCAGAAGGAGTCCCAACAACATAATATCCGTCCACAAATACCGCACCAGTGACAGTAGTACCAGGATAAGAGGTATTAAAGGTAAGAGTAACGGTTCCATTAGCTGTAGCATTTTGACTTAAAGTTAAAGTAGTTCCAAATACAGTTAAAACATAAGTGCCAGAAGGTACTCCAGTTCCTGTCACAATCTGTCCAACTTGAATAGCTGCGTTGGATGCAGATAATGTTACCGTAGGGCTACCTGTAGCGGTTGTACCACTTTGCGTAGTAATGGTGCCTAATAAATCTAAAATGGTGCCAGATGCTAGAGTATAGACATAGGCATGGTTCTCATTTTTAAAAAATACTTGAGTTCCATCTACTGAGTATATCCAATCATATTCGTCAGAGCCGTCAACTGTGCCTTTAGCAACTCCGTTGTCATAGAGCGTAGTTCCAACAATGCTAAGTAAGTGACTACCAGCGGCAAATACACCAAGTCCAGCTCCTGTCGTAGTAGGGGTTGAATAAACTTTTAATCCAGGTCTTTTAACAATAGAAACTGATTCTTTTTTCTCTACTTCAATAATAGCATTACCAACCTTAGAATCTTTAGCCAAAGTTCCATCACGAGAGCCAATGTTATGACCTGTTGGTATGCGAGATACTGGCATTAGCTATAAAACCTGTTAGAAGGTTGGAAAGATGTACTTGCCTCTTCCTGACTCCAATCAGTCATTATTTCTTCTAATTTGGCAGCACGTTGAGCTAGTTCAGCACGAACTTGTGCAGGAACACCATACTCAAGACTTAATTGGTCAGCCAATCCAAATTTAAGGCAATTAAACCACTCAGAAGGAAAGTCAGGAATTGCATTAGGGTTTAACACATCATCTACAGGCATTTGAACTTGTAGGTGAATTGTGTAACCAGTTGCAGAAGGAGTGTCGTATACATACAACACGCCATTGTTTAATTGTGGGTCATAGTAAACCTGATTAGGAATACCTTGAGAAGGCTTATAGCCTTGTTGCATATACTCTTGACGAGAAATGACTTGTAAGGTTGTATCTTGGTTTTGTGGGTTACGAATAAACGCCATAACGACTCGTAATGGACGAGTGCAGATAACATCACCTGTTGGGCCAAGGTTATAAGTATTTTGTCCAATCGCCATAGGAACTTGTAGGTCTTCTACTTTCCATAATGGTAAACCCTTAGTCTGTAATTGTTTAATGTACAGATTTAAGGCTTGTGAACAGTTATTGTAATCATCATCGGTTGGAGTATCTCCTGAGCCAATAACGCCTAATACACGCAAAGCGCCATTAATTACTGCGTTACGAGATTGTGTGTATGCAGCTGTCATTAGCTAATCCATTGTTCGGTTGGTTTAATAGGCCAATTTAGGAATCCATCAGTAGGATTAACTGCTATAGCTCTTAATTGGTTACGATAAGATAAAAATTCAGTCTGATTTCCTAAATATGGTTTATTTTTTTGGCTTGCTACATCAGCAATACTAGTCCAATCTGTTTCATATAATAATTGAGTTGCTGTCTGCTTATTTTCACTTGCTGTAGGGCCTGGATTTGGAGTATTAATATCCATTCCAATTCCAACCCAAGATGGACACTCTACATATCCTTGCGGTATTTCATCAACCACAATAACATTTGTAACAATATTTCCGTTTAAGGTTGCGGCTAACATTATTTAAGCCCTTCTACAATAAAAATAATACCAGAATTACTGTTTGATGAAGTTCCAAAATTAGTCATAAGAGCATTTATTGAGTTTACAGAACTTGTATTTATAGAATCAAACGGAAGAGAAATTCCATCCATAAAGATACCTGCAGGCGCTTTATTACCATCATTATTAGAGCTTCCATTTCCACCAGCAGAAAACGTTTCAATTGGAAACCAAGGCAAAGATAAAGCACTTGCACTTGGTGATGACGCTGCTGCTCCTCCGCTTTGTCCTGAAGCATTATTGCCGCCAGTTCCGCCTGCACCACCACCTAATGTTGATGTAGCTGCTCCACCATTTCCACCAACTCCAGCACGTGTTCCAGGGCCTCCTGACCCAGCATATACTACAGCACTAACGCCCAACCCACCATTACCACCATTAGCATTAAAGTCTCCGCCTGAAGCAACACCACCTGCACCTCCTGTATAAGGACTTACAGATAGACCAGGGCTTGCACCAGTTACGGAAATAACATCAAAAGTTGTTATGCCACCTTGAGATAATGTACCAGCAGCTCCTATAGTATAGGAATAAGAGGAGCCTGGGGATGAATAATATTTTTCAGAATACCCAGTTCCGCCTGCACCACCACGAGAGTATGAATTTGTTGAGTTAGAGCCAAATACAAACACCCAAAATTGGTTAACATCACTAGCTGGAGTATATGTTCCACTTTTAGAAAAGTATCTAGTCCTAAATCCTCTTGCATAAGCAACAAAATCTTGAATGCCTCCAGCATTAAGCCTTAGTTCTACTTTATCTCCAGTAGAAAACGACATTGGATTTGTATTGTCTTGTCCACGTACAATTGTTAATGTATCTGTAGAGCGAGATGTACATTTAACAATTTCAATAATTGAACCAGCAGTATTTTGTAGTGTTAGATAAAAATAATTTCCATTAGTTGGCGATGGAAACAAGTATCCAGTTCCAGTTGCAACTGTTATAGATGTTGCTGTGCTATTTATTCCACTTGCCAGTGTTGTAGCAGCATTGTTTGTATATAAAGGTGTCATAGCTATCCTAATGTATTTACATCTATTGGCGAACCATTAATCGCCTTTGCGCTTTGCTGAGGTTTTGGTCTATATATTACCAATAAAGTTGGTGTTATTATACTAGATACAGCATTATTTATATAATTATTAATTCTATGAACTAACAATGTTGCTGTAGATAAAACTGAAAAATTAATTAAATATTTAGTGACAATATAATGTATGTACATTGATAAAGTCACATTTGGCGTTTGTTTAACAATAATTTCGTCTAAAAATACATTTGGTTGGTCAGGACGAGAAACTGGCACCGCCATGTCATCTCTAACACCCTTTACATAATCCTGTGGTTGGCGGTTTTCAAAACACCCGTTGGCTGTGCATACATACAGACCATCCCACTCTAGTTTTAACTGAGAAAACTTAAATTTGGAACCACAACGGTCACAAATTGCATTCCAATCGCCATTACGCAGGTAATCGGCATGACCCACTTTTATAGCTCCTCAGAAGGGTCATAAACTGGTATATCGCCAGTACAGGTAAATATATTTGATAGGCTAGTAGTTACCGTCATTATTAATCGATATGTATTATCTGCCACGCCTCCAGTTACCATTTGAGTTGCTTTACCAAGGCTTATTACAGGAGTCCCTGATAGTATTGAAGATGGCGACGGGTCGGTTCCTTGAAGAGTTATTGCAGTGCAAGATGCAGTGCTTAAAGTCTCACCAGTTGATAATACTGGGTTGAAATCGAACGAAAATAGCTCACTTTCGGTAGTATATTTGTAGCTAAATTGTGACATTATTTTTTTGCCTTGTTGTACTTTTTGTTTGATAACACACTGCGAATTTTATAAAGTCCAATCAATCTGCTTCTAAAATCTGCCGTAAAAGTATATCTTACTACTGCACCAAGCCTTTGGAATACAGAGGATAATATTGATACTATTGTAACTGAAATAACATTAAAAGTAACAGATATTGCTTTATTTATTTGAACTATTGTGTTAGAAGCAATTAATATTGTTTTACCAAACAAGTTGTTGATTTTTACAGAGCTAGAGACCGCCAAAGAAATGATTTTTGCTCTATAAATTGATATTGATGATGTTGAGCTTGATAAATAAGATATTGTTTTGTTGACTGCTTTTATTATGCTAATTACCGCAGAAGATACTGTCAGTAAGCTCTTTTGTATGTTTTTTACAACACTTATATTGCTTATAGACAAATAAGACAAAGATTTTAATAGCGCTCTTGCAATTGTAGGGGAGCCTGTAACAACCTTAGATAAAGCTACTAGATGCAGTGCAATATCACTTAAAACTACAATAGCTGTCTCAGTGATGGTAGAAATTATCTTATTAATAGCCTTTAAAACGTTTACAGTGCTGTTAACGGAGACAGAAATTAACTTACCCCTTATCTCTGTAATTGATGTTGTAATAGAACTTAAAGCAGACAATACAAATAGTTTTACTTTTATTTGAGATTCTGAAACTGTAGATGTTACAGACTGAGATATAGTTTTGCTAATTGCCCTGATATATGAAACTGTAGATGTTACAGAATCAGTTAAAGTTCTAAAGTAGTTTGCTAATCTAGTAAATGTTGGTGTGCCAGTAACTGAAACGCTATATGTTCTGCTTAATGTTAAAGCAAACAGCAAAAATAAGGTAGCAGTTACAGAAGCTGTCACATTTTGAAAGTAAGCCACAGTACCAGCGGCAAAGATATAACCCAAACTACCACCATTGGTAGAGTGATTTCCAGCATACCAAGTTGATGATAAAGGGTAAGCCCTTACATAAGTAGGCACAATATAGTCTTGGCTTACCGTACCACCACCAGAGTAAATCAATGTTGCTGGAGAAGCCGCAGAAGTGCCTGTAATGGTCAGTAAGTTACCGCTTGTGCCAGAGGCAGTAAAGTTGCCTACAGTTTGGGTGGTTGCGCCTAAAGCGATTGAGGTAGCACCTGTTGAACCGTAGGTATTGGTAATGTTGGCAAAAGTGTTATTACCAGAAATGGTAAGTGCGCCAGCACCACCTTGGTTTATGGTTATACCTGAGTAAGATACACCACCGCCAGTAAATGTTTTAGCTGAAGCATTAGTTGCACTAATAGTTCCTGTGCCTGTTACAGTTAAATTGGTTGATAGTGCGTTCCAAATAGTTGTTGAACCCCCAAGAGTCCAAGTTGCGCTACCAATAGCAAGAGTTCGTGTGTTAGTAATAGCAGTAGAAAAACCACCACCTATAGTGACTGCATACCCGTTTGCATTAAATGTGCCAAATAAAAGCGTTAATATAGTAGTGCTTGTTCCGCTTAAATTTAATGCGTCTTGTAAAGTAACTGAACCACTTGGGCTATTGATAGCAACTGGTTGAGTAAAAGTAACTCCAGCATTTGTAATTGTCTGACTGCCACGCCCAGCAAAAGTTAAAGCGCCTGTACCGCTTAATGTCGTACCTGTGCCGTTTATCCAATTTCCGTAAACAAACGGTGCGGTTGTACCTGTTGCCAATGTCATCGTATTGGATGTCCTTGCAGACATATCAAATGTGCCAATGTTATAGTTGGCGTTCATTGTTATGGTTTGAAGGTTATTGGGTGTTGTAGCTGGAATAATCGCAGTATCTTGCGCTAACGGGAAATAAGTTGCAGAGCCAGTACCGCTTGATGTATTTAACCAAGATGCAGAACCCCAGTTGCCGCCAAAAGAAGATACCCAATAAACAGTTTTAGGCGCAGAAAATGTAATACCTGTATTGCCCTTACAGTCACCTAGTCTTGTACCTGAAGCTGGTGTGGCAGTACCAGCAATTGTAATATCCCTAAAATCAGTATCGGTTAAAGATACAGCGTTACAGGTTAAAGTTACTGTTGTTCCTAATGTGCTTGATTGCACCATTGTGCGACAAGTAGCGTCTGTACCAGCTGATACGGTAAATGTATTGTTAATAGTTTGATTTGCCGCAACAGAAAGAACAGCAATTCCAGAAGAAGCAAGACCAGCAACAGATAAATTATTAAATGTATTTACACCAATAATGCTTGATGTAGTTAAAGTTGTTGCAGTAAATGAAACATTATAAAAAGTTAACCCTCCACCTACAGATGTTGGTGTAGAACCGCTAATATTTATTTGTGAAGTTCCAGCATTAAAAGTTAAATTTATATTTGTTGTAAATAAAAGCGGAGTACCTGAAGCTACAGTGCAAGTTACCGTACTTGAATTTAAGTTTATTGTTCTTTGGTTAGTATTAGATGAAGAAATGCTACCCACTTTAAATGAGTAGCTTCCTGTATCAAAAGTTCCATTGGCAACAGTAAATGTTTGTGCTACTGCTGTTCCATCATCTAATGCACTTCCCAATGTCCAAGTTGAACCAACACCATTAACAATCATAGGTGAAGATAAAGCTACGCCATTAGTAGTAAAGGTATAGCTACTTGAACCTGATAAAGTAATTGTTCCAGTAAATGTTCTAGTGACATTGCTTGCGGCAATAGAAGTATTACCAGCAATTGCCAATCCACCAGTACCAGCAAATGTCAAAGCACCTGTTAATGGCGCTCCAATAGTAAGAGCCGCACAACGAGCCTGTGTTGGGTCAACTGTGGCTGTATAAGCTGTAGCATTAGATAATGTGTTAAATATGACAGAATCTAAGGAAGTCGGAATAGCTGCACCGCTAGTACCGCCAGATGTTGTTGACCAGCTAGTAGTCGATGACCAGTTACCTGTACCACCTACCCAGTAAAGAGTACGAGCTGATGGAGTAGCTGTAAATGTTAATCCTGTATTTCCTGTGCCGTTTGTAGAGTTTGCGCCCGCAAAGAACTCGGCAGGGCTTGTTGCTAATAATGTGCAATAAGTAATTGATAAATAATCAATACCGCTAGGTGCTGCGCCAGCGATGGAGATTGTATAAGTTGTTGCAGCGGTAGATGGGCCAATAGTAACCACATTTCCTACTGTGCCTGTTACAGACCATTTGCCGATTACGGTTGTAACGGATGAAGGGAATATAATGGTATGGGCTACAGTTTTAGTAGAAGCTAATTCACTAAATTGGTTTCCGCTACCTGTAATGGTGGTAGTAGAAGTTCCTGTCGTGCCACCTATAGTCAGTTTATTGTATGTACCACCTGAAGCAGAAGAAAATGTCCTAGCTGATGTGCTTGTATTTGATAAGACAATGTTAGCTGTACCGCAGTTAAATGTGTTATCTGAAACGCTCCATACTGTACCTACACCTGTTAAAGTCCAAGTGCCTGAACCCATAAATAAAGGCCCACCAGCCCTACTAAACAATCCTACAGTTACATTGTAAGTTAAAGCGTTAAAAGTACCTGTTGTAGATGTTTGTGAAAGAGTTGCAGTAGATGACATCAATAAAGCATCACCTAATTGAACAGTTCCTGAAGGGCAAGAAACAGTAATACCTTGAGTAAATGTAATGCCAGCAGTAGTAATTGTTTGTGTGCTTCTTCCTAAGAATGTAAGCGCACCAGTACCAGTTAAAGTTAAACCAGTACCATTAGTCCAGTTTCCATAAATACTTGGAGCTACTGCACCTGTTGCAAATGTCATTGCATTTGTTCGTGCAGAAGCGTTAAAAGTGCCTATGTTCCATGCTTGGTCTAATGTAATCGTTCCCGTTACAGAACCAGTATTATCAAATACCGCAGTATCTTGAGCTAATGGAAAGTTAGCTAAAGCAGGTGTTCCACCACTACTCGTTGCCCAACCTGTAGCACTCCAGTTTTGCGCTCCTGCTAAATTCCAATATACCGTCTTAGGCGCAGGGAAAGTAATTCCTGAATTACCACCACAATTACCCGCTCCAGTTGGGGATGAACCACTAGCAGTACCAGCAATCGCTATATCTCTAAAGTCGCAATAGTTAGCAGATAGGCTATTTACTGTTAAAGTGCGTTGAGTACCGTTTGAAGATGAATATAAGAATATGCGGTGAACAGCGTCAGAGCCAGCACAAGTCAATGTGCCGTTGATGGTGTTGTTTCCAGAAAAAGAAAATGGAAGTAAACCAACAGAAGAAGGCGCTGTAATTGAAAAATTATTAAATGTGTTTGAGCCAACTATATTAATTAATGGACTTGCAGCTCCAGTAAACGAAACATTATAATAATTTAAACCATAACCAAAAGAAGCGCCGCTGGTGACTGTTGTGCAATTTATTTGCGAAGTGCCAGCATTAAATTTCAGGTTTGTATTTGTCAATGCGTTAAATGGCGCAAGAGATACTAATGTAAGTGTGCTAGCGCCTAAATTAATTGTTCTGACATTGGAATTGCTGGATGAAATACCACCAGAATTTACTGAATATCCGTTAGTTGTAAGTGTTCCGTTGGTTACTATTATTATATTTGAGCCATTATTAAACGCATCCGCAAACTGAACAGTTCCGCCATAGGAATCAATGGTAATTGAACTGTTCCAAGTTATACCAGCGGAGGTAATTGTCTGAGTATTTCTCCCGCTAAATGTTGTTGCTGTTCCACCACTTAAAGTCGTTCCAGAACCATTTTTCCAATCGCCATAAACAGTAATAGCGTTTGTTCCGTTAGCTAATGTCATCGCATTTGTACGAGCAGACATATCTACCGTACCTGTGTACGGAATAGCGGTGTCCATCGTAATCGTACCTGTAACACTTCCTGTGTTATCAAATACTGCGGTGTCTTGGGCTAGTGGGAAGTTGCTTGTTGCTGGTGTACCACCTGAGCTAGAAGCCCATCCGTTAGCTGACCAGTTTTGTGCGCCAGATAAGTTCCAATAAACAGTCTTAGGTGTACTAAATGTAATGCCTGAGCAACCACGCAAATTACCAATACGAGTGCCTGAAATAGGCGCTGCTGTGCCTGTGACGATAATATCTCTAAAGTCTAAGTCAGCAAGGCTTGAAACAGCATTAACAATAAGGTTTTGCTGTAATCCATAGGTTGTGCCTTGAATACGCATACGCTGGTTTCCAGCCGTACCTGAACAAGACATTGTGCCATTGACTGTCAAAGAAACAGTAATAGCGATAATTGCAGAGCCTACTGTCGCATTGGGTGTAATCGTTAAATTATTACAAGTTTGTGCAGTATCTACTGTTGCAATTAAACCAGCAGTTAGACCTGAGTTAGCATCAAAAACAACATCATCTGTAGCAATAGGTACAGAAGCACCTGAAGTGCCTCCTGAAGTTGTTGACCATTTAGTTGTGCTTGACCAGTTACCTGCGCCACCTACCCAATAGCGTGTTGCCATTTATTAAGCCTGTACGGGAGTATAAACACCATTAGCTAAAGAATACATTACATTATCTGAGCCAAGATAAAAATTGCTAGTTACTAATGTATAAGTGACTTCTGCGGGAGGAGCAGTAACAACAGCAATCCAAGCATTTAAACGAGCTTGTTTCATTGCATCAATCTCAGCTTGAGTAAGAGTGTTGTTATCGTCTAAATGCAAAGCATCACGAAAGACACCGTATTGAGTATCAAATTCAAAGTCAATTTTCATATTTACCCTTTTAAATTTATTTAAAGTAAAGCAGGGATTTTACACCCTGCTCTAGATTAACTAAACTTTGTCCTTAAGATATTTTGCACCAGCAAATAATGTTTCAATTTTATCCTTTGCATATCCAAGCATTAAGTTACAGTTACGACAAATTAACCCTCGAAACTTGACTTTTTCGTGGCAATGGTCTACTGCTAATTTTCCCATAGTACCACATATTTCACAAGTTCCAGTATTATCTTTGGCTAATTTCTTTGCTAATTCAGGCTCCAAACCATATCTTGTTTGAAACTGATATTCTTTAGATATTATTCTATATTTTTCTGGATTACTGTGATAAAGAAGTTTTTGATACTGTCTTTCACAAACTTTGCATTTACTTTTTAATCCATCCCTTTTGCCGTTTGCACGGCCAAATTCACTTGATGGTTTTGTTGTTTTGCAAGTGTTGCAATGTTTAGTTTCAGGAGTTATTTTAGGTTGTTTTTTAATTTTTTCAACATAAGCCTTATGCTCATTATGTTCACATTCCTTACAGAATGTTCTTGGGCGTTTATCTACCCAACCAGACTTATTGAATTCTGATATGTCTTTTTCTATTCCACACTTGCTACAAATACGGTTCATGTTAGTTCTCCAAGTTTGGGAGCCGAAGCCCCCTTACCTGAATTATAACACTAAATTGATACTATGAAAACTGCACCTTAAAAGTAAATTGAATTGAATCTCCAGTATTCAATGCAATACCTGTAAAGTCGCCTTTAACAAACAAGTTACCAGAAGTAGAAGCATCAAACAAACCAGCGTTGGTAATTGTCTCACCAGTAGCAGCAGTTTGAGTTCCTACAACTTGGAATGTATCGTTTGTTGTTGAAGTTGTTACTTGAGACACTGTACCTGAAACACGAGGAGTTACTTCGGTAAACAAGGTTGTATCTGTTGCGCTAGTAGTACCTGCACCTGTTCCCCATGCTACATAGGAAGGAACTGTGCCACCACTGTTTAGGCGGTTAGTAATAATAGCACGACCAGTATTAACCAGTAATGTTGCCATTTTATTTCCTTTCTAGAAACTGTTTAAGTTTCCAAACAAATAATTTAATAGGGTTTTTATGCCAATAGTCTATAACGCCCAATTGCTCTACAGTACCGTCTGCACGAGTAATAGTAGCTATTAATTGTATTTCCTTTGCGTTACTTTGAGCTATTTCCATATTAATCTTTAATAATTTCTAAAATAATGGTAAATGAAGTATTGGAAGAAGTTGTTGCTCCACCAATAGTACTTAACAGAATTTTACCAGTAGGTGTTACTGCATTATCGGTAATACCGCCAAATGGGCCAGCTTTAATCTCACCACGACCAGTTAACCGCCACAAACTTGTAGGTGTTGCACCATCCCAAATTAAATCAACTTGAATACCATCTTGAATATCAAAGTTAATACGCTTAATACGTACTTTACTTGGAATTGTTCCTTGTGCATCAATTTGACTCAATGTACTTGGGTCAAGAACTGTATAGTTTGTGTAATCAACGGCATTAACATAGCCATCAATTTTTAAAGTGGCATTACGGTAACCGTCATTTAGAATCTGTAACGGAGTAATGGATTGAGGCATGATTAGTACCCGCCTTTAGGTTGTTTAGCCTTAGTTGGTTGTGTTGGGTTTGTTACTTTGCCCTTGAGAGCTTTTTTCTCAGCACCCATAGGAGCTTTGATACCCATTCCAATTGGTTGGCCTTCACGTAATTTTTTGTTAGGCATAATTTTTCCTTTAAGTTTAGAGAAAAAACCCCCTAGAAACCTTTTGGGAAGCTAGGGGGAATCGCTCACGTGCGAGTTAATTAAACTCCAGGAGTACCCCACAATGCACGTGGGTCACCCCAACCGAAGGCATAACGCTCATACGATTTAGCCTTAGCATTCATCGTATCAAAGTCATTGTCTTGGTCGAAAGTAATAGCTTGACGCTCTTGGTGAATCATACCTGTATTCATAGGTACGTTTGCACGGATAAACCATGCTTTAGTACTTGTGAGGTAATGGTTCATCTTGATACCTTCAGGCAATGCGTTAGTAGCGTGTAATACGTTTACAGCGTTACTTGCAGTACCAGGAGGGTTAGCACCAGTGTTGTATGAATATACAGACTTGAGGATGCGATTAGCTTCAAACCAGTTGCTTGGGTGAACAATGATTGAGCGAGGCATCAAATTGATACGCAAGCCACGGTCATTGGTTGCCAACATCTGTTGAATAATCAAGTTCTCAATAGCTGCTTCAGACAAGTTAGCCGCAGTAGATAACAAGTTGCTGAATGTGCCACCAGATGTATTTGGATGAGAAGGATTCAAGAGTGATACACCGTCACCACCAGTATAGCTGGAAGAGAAAGCGTTGTTGTATACGTTAGCAGCAACGTTCTCTTTGGTTTGACGCATAGAGAAAGCGTTAGCAGCAGCACGACGCTTGGAAACAACTTCATAAAGGTTGTCAGCAAGTTCTTCTTGGGTAACGATGTAGCCCAAGCCGTATGCAACGTTAGTTAAACGAGTTACGAAACCTTGAGTCTCAGAGTCGTAAACAACGCCTTGACCTTGTGGTTTTTGTGGAGCAAGACCGAAGCCAGTAGCTTGGACGTACTCTTCGTAGTTTTTGTCAGATGTGGTTGTGTCAAACAAGTCTGTGTATTCGACAGGATGTTCATTGTATGAACGACCCCACCAAGCCTTAATACCAGGCCACAGTGCTTTTGGAAACGAACCAGTTGTAATAATACCAGCCATTTTTTATTCTCCTAATTAGATACCAGCAGATGGACGTAACATTTCGTGCTCGTTGAAGAGAACGAAGAAACGTACATAAGGCCCCAAGTTGTTGCCTGGGATTGGTTCAATGCCAACAATCTTCAATGCTGCTGTAGAAGAAGTAGTGGTACCAGTTAATACGGTTGCAGACATCTGATTTGAAATAGAAGGAGCAGCTACAGTGTAGGTTGCGTTCTTGTTTACGTCAGTTGTTGCAAAAGTTGTGCTATCACCTTGGATGCAATATACCTGGTCTGGGTCATCATTGATGAGCAGGTAGTAGGCTTGAGACTTAGAAGCAGGAACGCTTGTAGTAGTCAAGTCAATGTTTGTACCTTGGATAGAAGGGTTGTTAGGGTTAGCAATCAATACGCCAGTTACAACACCACGAGGTGTTTGACCAGAAGTACATTTTGCTACCGCAGGAGTACCTGCAGCGTCGCCACCGTCAACTGTGTAAACTGTGTCACCAATGTAATACGCAGAGGTATCAGTTGATGGAACATAGTAAACACGTTGTTGTTGGTTATTGACGCCGCTTGTACCATAAATCACGGCTGAAAAGCCGAATGGTGCATTTAAGTTCGCCATTGTGATAAAGCTCCAATAAAATTAAGTTTAAGTCCGCTTAATCGAGATGCCAGCGTTGTAACGCCCATCTTGACCAACGGAGCCATTAATATTTCCACTAGCAATCGCATCTTCTACTTGTTTGTTTTGAAGTTCAATAGCAGCCATATCTTCCTCGTGCCACTCATTTTTAATCTTCATCAAATAAGCATATAGAACATCGCCTTGCTGTGTAGTACCTACCTTTTGTTTGATTTTGTCACTCATATCCGTATTTTGAGGTGTGACTCCATTTGCTAACTCTGTCTCACCACGGGTGACAAACTCATATCCGCTATCTAGTGCATTCTGAACGTTTCCATCATCATTCATCCAGCAAAGATGGTGACCTGGAATTTCGTCAGTTACTGCCAAAGTTAATCTTGGAACACCAATTGAATTACGTCTTGGGCGTTGTGCCTGTGAACGAACTGTCTCGGTCTCTCGGTCAGCTACAGACCGAACTTGTGTTTCAGGATTACTTTGTGTTTTGCTTACTCTTGGCATTATATTACTCCTAACTTATTTTAAGTGATTTTACTATAAATACAATGGTTATTCACCAAAATATTCTTTTAAATAGGCTTCACGGGTAATGAGACCTTGCTTTTCAAACTTTTGGCAAGCTGCTTTAGCTTCAGGAGGAAGGTCATTAAATCCTTTACCAGCTTTCTGAGATGCTTTAGGAGCAGTTGTACCTTCTACAGGAGATGGACGATTACGGTTAGCATTAGTAAACTTTTCAGGGTACATACGCTTAACACGGGTTGTAACCTCATTTAGGAATGCTTCTCCAATCAATGTAGGGTTCTGACGCTTAATAACTTCACCTATCATGTCGGCTTCGGTTTTAAGTTGTGCGTCAGAGGTATACCATTTGTTCTCTTCGCTCCATTGAATAAAGGTAGAATCAGGCTGATTTACAGGATGTGCTACTTTTTCTGTTTGACGAGATTGTTTTAATTCATCAATAGCATCATCAATCTGAAGAACTTTGTCACCGTCACCAGTAGAGATGGCTTCTTTCTTTTGCTCACGCAAATCTGCCATAGCACGTTCATAAGCACGTTTTTCAGTCTCTGCATGGAACTTTTTGAATTCCATCATAGTAGACTTCATTTCCGCTACTTCACGCTTCAAGAAATCGTTGTCTTTACGCAACAGAGCATTAATCTCTTTACCCTTCTTTACAAAGGTTTCTGCGTCAACCCATTTGTCTTCTGGGCCGTTATATTCTTCTTGGGGAACCCAACCTTGTCGTTTAGCCTCGGCTAGTGTCTCTTTATCAATACCAGACTCTTCAATCTGCGTGCCTTCTGTTTGTGCTTCTTGTGATGCTGAACCATCTAATGATTCGGCTGATACTTGTGCCAGCTCTTCACTCATTTACTATCTCCTTGTTTTACTAAAACTATATCTAAATCGTTTAATACACGATATTCAATGCCATCTAAGGCTTCTTTTGGTCGGATAAGTTGTCCTGCGTACTTTCCGAACTTAACGTAGTCTCCTGGTTTGCACCACGCCTCCGATTGGTCGGAATAAGCAGTATTGCCAAGCTCGACGACGACTCCACCATCTTGACCAAGTTGTTCCTTGTCTGCGGTGATGTCAGCGATAATAATGCCGCTTTCTGTTGTGCGCTCAACTTGCTCTACCCGAACGAGTACACGGTGACCCGTAGGTTTCCATCCTGATGTATTCATTAAACCCCCGTAATATCTTCATAAGTCAAATCAAGAATTTGATTGATGGAATAGACTCCACCTAATGCAAATTGATTTTCCCCTTCAGTTACAAACTGGCGATTAGCCCATGCTTCTTGCGTTTCAGCTTTAGCCTTCTTTAAAAAATTAAAGAATTCTTCAGTTACGTGGTGGTGAAGCCACTCCTGCCATTCCTGCTGTGTCATTACTTGCCTCTCTCTCTAGGTTTGTCATCATTTCTATAGACTTCAAAATGCCATCTACGTGCGCTCTCTTAGCACCTATTTGGGCTTCCAACATCGCAATCGCATGACCAGACTTGACTCCATCTGCTTGTTCGAGTTCAAGTACAGCCTTCGCTTGCAATTCTGTAATCTTGGCTTGCTGTAGCTCTGCTTCTTGCATGAGTTTGGCAATACCAAGTTTAAATTTGAGTTGATGATTCATCTGACGCTCTTGGTTCTTCATCTGCTCTATCTGCATCTTCTCAGATGGGCCTGGCTTAATAGCGTTAGGGCCTTTAGGGTCAGGAAGAACTTGGTCAATAGCGTAAACTTTGAGTGAATCTAAGTAACGTTTTTGGACTTCATACATATTGAAGCCAGGTGTTGTTTGGGCTAACTGTAATACGGCTTGTGCTTGCATCTGACGTTGACTATCTGAAACAACGTTAGGGTCAGCAGCAGGTTTAACTAACTTCATATCCATAGAATAGTCGTCAGGCAATACGAATGATAGTTCGTTATTGTATTCAAACTCTACTGGCTCACTTGGCAAATAAAGTTGATTGAGACGATATAGCTTTTGGAATTCTTCTTTCATGGCTCTCCAAGTGCGCTTGTAGATACCATTAAATACTTTCATACCTTGCTCTACAGTGTTACGACTTGTCTCTGCAGGAGTATTTTGACCAGGGCTTACACCTGTCATAATGTCTGTTGCACCTGCAATACGCTCACCATAGTTAATGAGGAGTTGCAAGAGTTGGAATGATACGGCATTAGGTTCACGAACTGGCAATGGGAAGATGTTGGCACGAAGGTCATCACCTGTGCTGTCTACACGCTTCCACTCGTGTGGCTTGAATGAATAGTCGCCACCTTTAATTTTAACTCCACGCCCTAAAAATCCACCACCAGTAACACTCATCGTACCAGCGTCAATCAACTGGTTAACAATGGTATTTACCGAGTCATTAGTAGGCCCAAGCAATACGCCAAAACCAAGGTCATAGAATCCACCGTCTGGGCTAGGTACAAAGCCATATTTTGTGAAGTACTGTTCAGGCTTAATGCGGATAATTTCACCGTTGTGGTACTCAATCGAGTCTTCAAAGTAACGGGCGACAATACGGTAGATTTTACCAGTGTCTCTACGGATGTAGGCAATGTACGGCTCTTTGTAACCATCTTCATCAAAGTCATGCCAAAAGTGAGTTTCGAAAAATTCGTATGGGGTGTCAGGGTCACCTGTAGGCATACGAACGCCTTGTGCATCTTCCATCGCATTTGTCAGCATAGACTGCTGTGGAGTGCTAGGAGGTGGTTGGTCGTCTAGTTTAAGGAACAATCCACGAACTTGACGCTCATGCAAATCATTTGAGGTAAACAGAATGCGATGAGATACTCGTGGGGACTCTGCAATAGACTTTGTATAGTAGTTAACAATAAAGTCATTTGGTAATACTAATTCTGATACGTTATGACCTTTTACTGGGTCAAAGTAAGATTTCTTGATTGCTGTACCAGAGATAGCCTGAACCAATAATGTTTTATCAGTGTTCTCTTCCCAACCTTCATCTTCTTCCATAACTTGGTAAGTCATGTGACGTGACACACGGTCTGCACGTTTGTGCATTTCACCGTCATCATCTTTACCATAAACTTTACACTTGACTACTTCATTATTAGAAATAAGGGCTGGGTATGCACGACTATGGTATTGCATTGCAGCAATGGTAATCAATGGGAACTTTACATTCGAAGCACCAGGCCAAGGGAATGTTTTACGTTCAACTACTTGAAGGGCTAGTTTGTTAGCCTTCTCATTACGCTCTTCCCATTCAAGACGTGAAGTTAAGTCTAGATTGATGTCATTCATCAATGTAAAGCCTAATGATGACAAAGCATCGTCATCCATCATTTCAGCAATATTAGGGGAACGTAAGAGTTCTTCGATTTTCATTGTTTGCCTTGTGTTTTAAGGAAAATACTACAGTATTGTAACAGAGTCAATACCCAGTGTAGATAGATTGTCCTTCAAATAATTGACTACCAAATTCTCTTTCGTACTCCTCGTCTTCAAGCTCTTCTTTAGTGGGCGCCAAAGTAACCTTATCTAACGCCAAGCCAACATAGGCTAGTGCGTCTACTTGGTCATCGTGTTGCCCTCTAGGAAATACCAGCATCTCATCTACTAGACCAGGGTACCAGTTCTTTTCTTTGTCAAACCGTACCCCACCAGCCCTCATACGGGCTTGCAATGGTTTGGCACGTTGTTCTTTATCTACTTTAGGGGTTACTGCGTGTAGGTTGATGTATTGACCACGCTTTACCATTTCCGCATTTAAGAAGGCATCGAGGGTATGTTTAATTTGCCCTTTCTCAGCGATGAACAGATTAGGAGAGTATTTTTCTTGTACCCAGAACATATTTTCGATAATCTCAAAGCCATCCCATCTGCCACGTCTAATGTCCACGATGTGGAGCACACCCTCATCATCCATCCCTGCAATCGCAATAACGGTATAGTCGGACTTAGTTTTCTTGGTAATAGCAAAGTCAATAGCAGCGTAATACTCCAAATTATCAGGAGTATCGGCATGAATAAAGTCGTCTTTATGAAAGTAAGCATTTTCTGCGTCAATAGGCTTATTAAGGTATTCTTGGCTATAGCCATCAGGATTTCCTTGGTTAATATAGGATTGTCGTATTTCTAGTAGTTTTTGCTTTGGGAGTTTTTCAGGCCACAGTAATTCAGTAAAGTCTTCATTGTGCGCTGCAAAACGTTCTGAGTCCCATAGATTGTCTTTCAATAGGCGCTCTAGGGCAGAATCCATGTGTAATACTGTTCCTACCATCCTTATCTTGCAATATTCTGAGCCACAAGGGAATAAGTCGTTAAATAGCCAGTTACGGAACTTCTCCCGTCGTTGTGGGTTCATTACCTGCTCGGCACCCTCAGCATCGTCAATAATAATGAGGTTAGGACGTTTACCATTCCATTGAAGACCACGCACCTCTTGCTCGGAACCTTTGGCTATTATACAAAACTGGTGTCCGTCTAATAACTCAACTACAACTTCAGTCTCAGTGTCCTTTACGAACCGCTTTATGCCAAATTGAGCTTTCAGCTCCTCATTGACCAGAAGCTCTGCCTTGATATTGGCTAAGAACCTGACTACCTGCCCTTCTGTCTTAGATACTAAAAGGATAAAGTCACGGTCACGAAATAGTGCAGAGGCTAGGGTTCCTGAGAAGGTAACTGCTGTTGTTTTGGCAGTTCCACGTGGGGCAGCGACTACAACACGAGAATTATCTGAGCAGAACTTCCCCCATAGAGTACGGTGAAACTGAGGGATTGCTTTTACTGCGTCCATACGTGGCGCAAGAAACACTCGTACGAATCCTTCAATTAATTGGCTATCTAGCTTCATGTGTCACCTTTTCCTATAGAGAGAATGATAACACTTAAATTTCAAAATTTATATATACCGAGAAATGCAGGTTGGTTTTTCATTGGAAGGAACCATAGGTTCTATTTCATGTTAGCGAGCATTAACATTTACTAGATTTGAAATCTATAAAAATCGTCGGATGGTGGGTTATAACTATATTACCCCACAACATTTTCCCCCTCCCCACCCAATGACATAAGGGTTTACCCTAACCCTGGGCATGGGGGTCATATTTTCCTATAGAGAGGAGATAACACTAGGGGGTGTGTCATATCTATATAGATAAGTATTAAATGATTCCCATGCATGGGGAATAGGCATGGGGGATTGGTCTTTCCCTTATGGGAATTCCCTGGTGATGGAAGAGACTGTTACTAATACCCAAACACAATAAATGATGCTCTATCCTTCC